CTATTAAGTTAAGCTCTGCAGCTGTTGATGTAACATTTGTTCCACCAATATCTAATGTTGTTACTGATAATTCACCTGCCACAGTTGCGATACCATCTGCAAAGGTAATTAAATCAGTGTCATCTGTATGACCAATAGTCGTTTCATTGATTATTATGTTGTCAACTGTGAGAGTTGTAAGTGTGCCAACTGATGTAATATTTGACTGAGCTGCACCTGTGACTGTAGCAGCTGTGCCACTTACATTACCTGTCACATTACCTGTCACGTTTCCTTCTACGTTTGCAACTAATGTGCCAGTTGTCACTGTTAGATCGCCAGTAGATGAACCTGTGAACGAACCTGTTCCAACTATAAATTTATCAGCAGATTCATCAAATCCTATAAACGCATTATCAGAACTTCCTCTTTCCATGACAAGACCAATGTCACCTGATGGTGTGCCTGTTTGTCCGTTTGCAAGTTCAAATAATTTATCAGAGACTACGGTATTAGTTGTAGATACAGTTGTCGTTGATCCGTTAACAGTAAGGTTACCTGTTATTGTAAGATTACCACCTATGGCATCTATCTCTGATTCCATAAGTGTAACTAATCTTGATAATGCAGCTTTTCTGTTTGTACCACCTGCACCGTCATCAACAACTATTAAATCTGATGTTGTTAAAGCTGCACCTATGTCTGTTCCACCATCTATCTCTAAAGCAGATAATGATACTTTACCTGCTGTAGATATCGTATCAAGTTTACTATCAGCGATAGCCGCACTTGAGTTTATGTCTGCGTTAACGATAACACCAGATCCAATGGCTGCAGTTCCACCTGATATTGTTATATCACCACTTATGGTTCCTTGAACATAAGTAGAAATCTGAGATGCGTTGACTTTCTTTTCAGTTCCAGCATCAGATATCGCAAAGTCGTCACCATCAGCAATAGTAATACCTGATCCGTCTGTTAGTCCGTCAATGTTTAGTATTGCCTCGACATTACCAAATTCTAGAGCAGACGCACCAGAGTTTACTTTTAAAACTTGACCTGCTGATCCAATAGATAATGATGCACCAATACCACCTGCTGATAAAGGTATGAACTCGCCTGACTGAAACTCAGCCAAACCTGTTGCATTATTACTTCCGTCAAAGACGACTCTTACTGGTGTTTTACTACTCATATTTTTATTTATTCCTAGAACTCAAAAAGTTGTGTTTGTTGAGTTGCTGATAAACTGTCTCCATTTGCTAGTGTTAAACCATTAAATACTCTTGTTCTTGATGCTGATGCCTTCATAGTCAAAGTCACTGCCGCAGAACTCAATCCACCTGATGCAGTAAACACTGGTACTTTTCTTACTGGTGTTCCCTCTGTATCAGATATTGCAATTTTATTTCCGTCTGCATCTTTTGAGTCATTAGGTATTGTAATAACTGTTCCGTCTGAACTTATTGTTGCACCACCTAAATTCAAAGTATCACCAGACAAAAATAAATCGCCAAATCTTTTAGACGCACTTCCTAAATTTCTTGTGCCGTTTCCGTCAGGTATAATGTCTTGATCAACTGCTGATAAATCAATTGATCCACCACCACCGCCTCCACCACTTCCACCGACGGTGTGTATTGTATCACCGATTCTAACATGAAGTGTATTTGCACTTGTATTATGTGCTATCTCACCATCCTCTAAATTAGAAGTTGTTGGAGTGCCTGCGATTCTTTTTAATTTTATTTTAAGAGCCATTAATTACCATCCACTTGATCTGTAAATTCTAGTTTACCTGAAGAGGAATTAAATACTAAAAATTTTCCATTACCAAGTGATGATGTATCAACATCGTCCAAGTCTTGCAGTCTTACTGCTCCACCGCCTCCTATTGTTGCCATTTGTTGTGATATGATATTTTTAAATTGTCTAAAATCTTCTTTTAATTTTGTTAGTTCATTCTGTTCTGGTTGTTCTGGTAAATAACTTTTCATTTTATGAGCCAGTTCTCTTTTCTCTAGATTTTGTTCAAAACTGTCTAATCTCTCAAAAAATGTTTTAAGCACATCAACTCTATGTGCATTATCTTCTTTTGTGATTTCTTGTTTTCTCTCAACTGGCACTTCTCTTACAATCTCTCTAGTAAAATGCTTCTCAATAATCTTTGGTTCATCTTCTTCTTTTCTCATCTCTTTAGTTTTCTTTTTCATTTTCTCAATGTATCTACGATATACTGCAGCCTCTGCCGTCTTACCCATGACTCTTGCTCTTTGTTCCATGGCAATGGCAGCTTGTATTTTATGTGCGTGAGTTTTACCAGAATTGATAATTTTTTTTACAGATGCCCTTGCCGTTTCAACATCTTTGAATCCTAAACCATGTATAGTTCCTTTAGGATTTTCATCTGTATATAAATCTGAATGTTTATCAGAACCTGCAGGTTGTCCTTTTTTTCTAGGTATTCTAGGTGCCTCAGATATTAGATTAAAAAAATCTGATAGTGACTGTCCTACAGACACACGAGGTTTAAATCTTCTATCTTTTTCTTCTTGTATCTTTTGAACTTTATCTTTTTCCTCTGATACAAGAGACATGAATTGACCTAGATCTTGCATTAGTTGTCTACCTTTGCCCCTGCTCTCCATTGTTGACAACTCCAATATCTCGCCTTTGTTTTTGGCCCTGGGTTATCACAATTATGTCTTGCTCTAAATGACTTTCTTCTCGCAGGGTCATCTCTTTTTATTTCTAAGTTTGGATCACCAAAACGAACAACAACCACTTTACCTTTTTCATTTTTTACATAAACTTTAAATTTTTTATTTGGATTTTCGCTTGTTCGAATAGGATCATTTAATTTTACTTTTTTCCCTTGATACTCTGCGGCTTCTGTAATTTGACCCCACTCATTTCTCAGTATGAATGTGCCAAACCTATCTAATGGTTCTTTCTTTTGTTCAGTAATATTTGCATCAGCACACTGACCACAACAATCTGGTGTGCCACATTTATCATGAACAACTTCAACTTTTTCAAGAAGTTTATTATATGTCTCTGTTAGTTTGATATACCAATCATCTCCATATTTTAGTTCATACTTTTCATGTATCTCTTCTTTTTTATACCACTCTTCTATATCTTCTTTTGTTAACTTTTTATTTTCGCCTGGTGTTATAGACTTTGTATGATCAGCATATGATTTTCCAATATCATATGAGTCACCAAACATTTGTTTAAACTTCTTTGTATATTGAGAAGGTTTTGTTTTACCTTTAGAATCACCTGGTGCTGGTTTGTATGCAGCTGGATTATCGTCATCCATTTTTGCACCCTTTCTAAAATGGGCGGCTCTTGCATCTTTAGTTTTCTTTTTGACACCAGAATAATATTTTGCAGGTTGTGTGCCTGGTTTATCTTTTACGTCTTTATCTTGTTTGACGGGTGTTATTTCTTTTTGCTCTACTTTTATCTCATGTAACCATGCTTTGTGAACTTTACCTTGACTGTCATTAAAAGTAATATAGTTTGTTCCTCTTTGAATAATTTTTCCTTCGATACCTTTTGCCTCCACTAAATCACCAATCTTCCATATCTCGCCAGTAAGATATCTATCTCTTAGTTGTTCGTATTCATTCATGACACCCATATCTTTCTGTTCTCTGATGCCCATGTATTTTCTAACATCTCTGAACAATTTTCTTCCGTCTTTAAATCCTCTAGGTAAACCATCAGCAAAATCATCGTACTCACCTTTGTTTGCATGATACCTCATTTTAGATGCTGACATACCTGATACACCCTCTGCATCTGGGTCTCTCTCTCCAGCAGATACGACATCAATGTTATCAAACTTGTAAAATCCATGTCTTTTTCCTTCGACACCATTATACTTTTTTAACAATGTCTCAAACTCTTTTACTCGATCAGAGCCTGCAACCATTTTTAGATTTCTATATCCTTGCTTGTAAAGTTTTGTTGCAATGTCAATCGCAGTGATGGCACTCTTATCAGCAATGATACTTCTTTTATGTCTTGGAAACATTTTTCTCATATATGCCACTGTAAGTGCATGTGGTAATGGATCTTTATTTTGATTTTGTGAGAAACTAGGATATATTCTGTATTCGTCAGAACCTGCAACTTGTTTTGTTTTATTGATTAATTTTTCATGACCAGTTGTCGGTGGATTAAATCTACCGAATGCAAACACAACAGATTTGCCCGGTTGTTCATATGCATTAAATTTTTTAATCATCTTCTTTCTCTGGTCTCTTTGGATGAAAATTTAACTTAATAATCTTGGCATCTTTTTTCACTGACTTTCCGTCAAGTAAAACTTCTATTGGATAAGGAACAAGTTCATTGGCCCAATATGCGATTGAATAACTACCATCTTTGTTTAATCTTACAAGTAAACCTCTATCATAATCATCTTTATCTTGTTTCAAAACATTAAGTTTACCAGTCTGTAACATCAAGTCAGCTCGACTATCAGGCACATTTTCTTTTAATGTTTCGATAAATTTAGTAAATTTTTTAATCATCCTTTTTCTGTCTTGCCCTTTTTACTTTTTCAATCTCTGCTTTTTTTACTTTGATTAGACTTCTTTTTGCAATCTTATCAATAGCACCTCCATATTTTGCATTTACTTGTTGATCTATTTTCATTTTCTGCATGGGTGACATTTGATCATATTTTGGATAGAATTTTTTACGGATAAGTTTTCTTGCCATCTTAGTTGCCTTAACACGTTGTTTCATAGGCGAAGCAATCTTTTTCATTGCTCTTTCTCTTTTGGCTTTAAATGCTGATGTTTTTGCGAGGCGAGCCATTCTTCTACCAATCTTTCTTCTTTGTGCGACTGATACGACTCGTTCTTTGAGTTCTTCTAGTAAATCTTTTATTGTTTTCATCTATCCCATGCCTTTATCGCAGTGAAATTATTAAACGAAAATTCCATTCTATCGACTAATTTCACAGCATTACCTGACACTCTATCTATTGCAACATAACCCTCTGGGTTAACCACTTTATATCCATTATCAGTTCGTATAAAAGTGCCTGTTAATTGTTTAACACTATTTAGTTTTCTAACAATTTGCATTTTCGCATCTATCATAAAGTTTTGAAACTTAACAACTTCAGTCAAGTTTCTTACATGTTTTTTTACTTCTATAGTGTATTGTTTAGAAATATTCTCGTATTTTTTCTTTCCAGCAGGTGTTTTTACTTTATCAATCTGTTTTTTTACTGAGTCTTGTATCCAATTTACATACTCTGCGGCATGTCTATTTGCATTCTTAACTTTTTGTCCTCTTCTAACTTTACTATTCGTATATGTCTTATATGATGCACCTGCCAATGCACCAGTCATTGACTCTTGTAATCTTAAAAACTTTTTCAACATTGTTGCATCTATTCTTTGAAATGTCTTACCAACATCTGATAAAGTTTTAGTTACCATTGCAGTTTCTTTGGCATTGAATGTTGCTTTACCTGATACATCTTTATACGTTGCATCATCCATCCAAACCGAGGCAGACTTGTTTAAATTACTAATATTTGCACCAAAAGATGCTTTCATATCAGGTAATGATTTGCCAGAATATGTTGTATGCCATACAACTCCTATCTTTGCTTTTTTCATAACCTTTCCTAAATCAGAATCTACTGGTACAGCGTAAACTATAGTATTTGGTTGAAACGTATAAACTTTCTCACCATCAATCGTATCAGTTTCAAGATCATTGGTAAACATAAGATCACCTTGAAGAACCCCTTTGATACCTAACTTTGAAAACTCTTTTAGTGCGACTTTAAATTTTGCATTTAGTTCACCAGATAAATCTGCATCAATCTCTGCGTTTGTCTTATATAACTTTGGGTTAACATTAAATACTGATTTCTTTGCAACAAAAAACTTTCCGTCCTCTGGGTCTATACCTGCGAATATCGCTGGAGCACCATCCCATTTGACTGTCATGTTTACAGATGATCTACTTGCACCTGCTAACATGTCTCTTAAACTTCTTAAAAAGTTTATTGCAGCTCTTCCACCTGGCACACCAAAGTTTATTATTTCATCCTCGATATGTTCAAGATGTAAATTTTTACCTGCTTGTTCTTCTAAAAATTTTATCATTTCTTTGACAATCCGTTATATTTTACTGAAAGACTAAACTGTCCTAGTTTTTTTAATCCAGCATGACCTGATTTATTTGTTCGTATAGTCATTTTCATTTTTAAAGTATCTGGGCCAGATGTCAACTCAATAAACCAATTTTGTTTTGATGATGTAGATGCTGTTGCTTTGATAAATTTTACTTGTGGTAAAAATACACCAAGTTCATCCTTATCAGTTACTTCCTCATAATCACTACCTATTGCCTTAATAACAATTGTAGGAACATCTGGTGCATCTCTTAATATATTTGTTTTGATATACTTTATTGTATTATCTTTGTTTTTATTAAATAATTTTATTATACCTTGTCTCATAATTTCAAGATATTCATCATAAAACTTTTCGTATTGTGCGTTATTTGTAGAATTAAATTTTCTTAATATATCTTTTGTTTTTCTGTCTCTAACAAATGACTTCTCAGGTGCCAAACCTGGTATTTTAGAATATACTTTTTTGTATGCTTGTGACATCAATTTAGGATAATCTCTGTCTTTAAATTCACGAAATATTTTTCCTATGTAAGTATTCAGTTGTGGCTCTGATGTTTTCTTTCCACCTGCTTTTAAACTAACACCTAAAATTTTATTATCATTATATGTGATATATAAATCACCTGGGTGTTTTTCAGGCACACCTGCAGGTTTACCTCTATATCCCCACATCAAACCTTTAATCTTTTTATTTCTATCTTCTTGTTTAATATATTTAAGAACACCAATTGCATTTGCCATTTTATCATTAAACTTTGTTGATGTATCTGCTTTGTTAATGGTTTCCTCTGCAGCTTTGATATCTTTTGGTGATACGCATTTAAGTTTTTTTACATCTTGATCAATTAAGAATTGATGAAATGCTGTGATATCTCTTGGATTATATTTCTTTTCAAATGCGATTAAGGGAAATAATTCTGTGATACTTGAATTCAAAGTAGTCTCACCCATACCACCAGATAGTGGTTTTACAAAGATTCTAAAATTTCTGTTTTGATATGTGCCATCAATCGGATCAACTGACGATGAACTCGTGCCTAAAGATGCTTTGATATCTGCTTGATTAAGATTTCTTAGTATCTCATCTCTATCAGTTTCTCTATCTGATGAACGAACAACATAAACATCTCTTTTAGATGATGATAATTTATCAGACTTCTCATAACTTAACCCCCTCATAATATCTTTAGGAAGTTCCTCTTCTGCAAGAAGTTCTTCAACAATAATTAGTTTGGGTTTATATGATTGTTCTCTAGGTCTTACTTGTTGTACAAATTTTCTAATAGACATCGCTCCCCCATTTAATACTCATATATTTATGTTTTATACATCCTCATATGTGGAGGTATTCTATCCTTACCAAATGTTGGTTTTTTATTTTGTCTTCGACACCACTCTAATGCATCATCTTCAAACTCAAAGTTCCATACAACCTCATTTGTTTTTACATCAACACAATTATATGGATAATTTAAATTAGAATCGTCCATATCAACATAATATCTAGACTTTAATTTCTTGGAACTTGGCATACCTCTCTCCACTGGTAGACTTATCTAGTACAGGTATCTCGTCCTCTTGCCCACTATCTACAAGATCAGATTGTGCATTTAGTTCAACATCATACAGTTTCATTCTTGATCTGTCTATTCCTAAAACAAATCTTTTGTTTACAGTAGGATCATTGTATCTATTTTTTAGTTGTTTGACTGTAATTTGTTGTAATTCTTCCATTTCTTCAGTTGATATCAATGCAAACATAAAGTCTGCTGTCGCAGGTAATCCAAATGACTCTGATGTGTCCTCAAGTCCTATATCAGTTGACACATATCCACCTCTAGTAGTCTGTGTAGCAGACACGATAGGCACGTTATTTTCGACTGCTAGACCCCTTAATTCCTCTGCGATAGATTTTATAAGTGTGTATGAATTTATGTTTGAGCCCCCTTTAAATCGACTTGAAGCACATATATTTAAGTAATCTACAAAGATTATCTCTGGTTTAAAACTTTTCTTTATTGATAGTTCTTGTAATAATGATCTAAAATGATTTGTATGTGCTGATGCAGTTGGATATTCTTTGATAATAAGTTTACCTTTTACTTTGTTCATAATCTTTTCAATCTTATCATCATACATGGGTTTAGGTAAATCTTGCAATGCATCCATACTTACGTTCATAAGATTTGCATCTATTCTTTCTGCGATTCTTTCCTCTGCCATCTCTAAAGTAATGTATAATACATTTCGTCCTTGATTGATACAGTTCGCAGCCATGTGACACATAAACAAAGACTTACCGACACCTGTACCTGCAAGTGCAATGTTTAGTGTTTTTTGTGGAAGTCCACCCTTTGTAATTTTATTAAAGTATTCTAAATCAAATGGAATGCGTTCTTCTTTTCGATGTAAATAATCAAATCTATCTGATGCATCTTCTATGTAATCATGTCCTACTCTATTATCAAATGATACTGATAGTGCGTCTGTCAATAGACTAGGAAGTGCGTCAGGCTTTCGTGTGGAATCTCTACCTTCAATAATAGAGATTCCGTCCACGACGGCATTATAGATTGCCCTATCTTTACAGAACTTTTCGGTAGTGTCAGTCAACCACTCTATATCAACTGCGTCCTCTGTAAAGTTGCTAACAAGATTTGTTATATCTTTATATTGTTGTTCCGTTAAATCTTTTCGATTATCAAGTTCAACTTCTAGAGATGTCTTTGTTGGAAGTTTAGAATACTTTAGTGCAAAAGAACTTATCTCTTTGAATACAATTCTTTGATTTTTGTTCTCGAAGTATTCTTCTTTTAAAAACGGTAAAACTTTTCTAGCATATTCTTCATTTGCTATCAGGTTCTCTAGTATCGTTAAGGTTATATTTTTCATCAAGTATTTCCATTAGTATATCACCAATATATTTAAAAAAAGTTTTATCAAACTTTTCTTTTGGTATTGCATTGTTTTCTATTATATCATATTCAAACTGCATAATCAAACTTCCGTCTTTTACAACAGGTGAAACTTTTCCATATTTATATATGACTCCAGCGTAGTCACCTTCATTAATACCTATGCAAGTTTGGTCTGGGTATTTTGCTGACTCAATATAACTATATCGCTTTTTCTTCTCCATAAGAATATTCTATCTTTGCAGCCTCCTCTAACTTTTGCATGATCTCATCTGTAAAATATGATTGTGGATCATCATTTATAGTTTTGCCAAACACTTTACGACCATCTGGTAGTTCATATTTTGTAGATACCTTTTTAAATATGTCATGTTTTTCTGCAAGTTGAAGAAGTCCATAATATTTGTCAAGACCTTTATTATATGTCAATCTAACTTCACACTCTGAGTTTTCTTTTGTTAATCTTGACTTTTGATTTTTTGCTTTGATAATATTACCGATAACTTGAGTTCCGTCTTTTTCTTTCTTCTTACTTAGATATACAATACTACTTGCGGCATATTTAAGTCCACTGCCACCACCCATTTCTTTCATTGGAACATATGATCCAACAACATCATAAGTGTGATTTGTTACAACCATTGGTACTTTTGCTTTACCTAATTTAAGTGTAAGTATTCTAAATGCAGCCTTTAGAACTTGAGCCCTTGTCATATCTCTTGTTTCTTTTCCCTCTGCTGTATCCTCAACTTCTTTTGTTGTTGACAACATACCCAGAGAATCAAGACACATAAACATAGGTCTTCTAATATCAACATCTTGTTGCATGTATCTATCAAGAACTTTAATTGCCTGTGTTCTGAACTCTTGCACAGTTGAGACAGGTAAGACTACCATTCTTGATGCATCAATGCCTCTATCAACAATCATTTTTTTAGTCACTGCTGACTCTGACTCAAAGTAAACAACACCACCATCTGGGTTTGCATCTAAAAAGTGTTTACACATTCCCATAAGAAAAAATGTTTTACCAGTTGCAGATTCACCTGCAAGTGCTGTTATTTTATTTTGTGGAAGTCCACCATAAAGTGAACCACTTAACATTCCGTTTAAAATATAAGAACCAGTGTCGATAAAGTTTTCAACATCACCTGATTCAACTCCGTCTTCTACTAGATTAGCATATTCATTGCCAGTTGTTTTTATGATCTCTTTTAAAAAATCATTTGCATCTGTTCCCATAATTACTCCTTATAAATTTTTATTTAATAATTCTGGTCTGTATATTGTATAGTTCTCTATTAAGTCTGAGGGTATACATTGAAGTTGAAGACCAGGTAAGTCACTTAACTCAGAATATATTTCTCTTCTTGCGATTAGACAATTTTCCATATCAAGATATAAATATTTTGACGCTATGTTTGTACATACTTCATCGCCAGGCATACCTAAACACAAAAACCCAATCAAAAATACTGCTGTGCTCATTTGATTACTATTGCTCCTAAAAAATTATGATTACGCCAAAATACTTGTATATCTTTAAAACCTGCCTTCGTCAAGAACTCATTTATTTCTGGCCAAGTATTTGGTTTCAACATGTGTCGTAGTGTGTTTTCTTTATCTAAAATGTCTTTATCTTCGAAATGTTTTCTTTTGTAATCATAATACATAAATGTTAACATATCTTGAATATGAGCATTCTGTGAATAAACTTTTTCTGCAAAGACAAATGCGCCACCAGGTATTAAACTTGTATAAATGTCTCGTATCAATTTTTCTCTGTCTGTTTTAGGCATGAACTGTAAAGTAAATATTGATGTAATATAAGAATATTTATTGTAACCTAACGAATATTCTCTTATATCCTTTTCACTAAAATTAATAAATGATCTATTTTTACTTTCCTCAACCATTTTCCATAATTCATCAGACCTTTTATGAAGGTCTTCTTGAAAACCTTTTGCGTATTCAACACCTTCGTATGTGACACGATTCTTATGTTCATGATTTTCTAAAAATATTTCTTTTGTTAGTTTGCCAGTTGAACATCCAATATCTAGAACATGTGTTTTTTCTTCTACAAAATATCTAGAAAATGATACAACATCATTCAATAATTCTTTATAACCTCTGATAGATTTGTCAATGTGATTATCAAATCCCTCTTCTCTGTGTGCAAATGTAAAATCGTTCATTATATATTCCTTAAAACATTATCATACATGGAACTCGCAAGTGCTTTCATCATTAACGATGGCACCATTCTTCCACATCTCTCTGATTTTTGAGCCCACTTACCTGTCAATATAAAATCGTCTGGTAGTGATGTTACTCTTTTTAATTCACCTAAAGTAAACTTTCTGTCTTCTTCCCAATGACAAACTCCAGCAGTTTTTTCTGTTGCACCCATGGCAGTAATAGTAGGTGACGGATGAAACTCTGATGCAATCTTTAAATTAAAATGCCAACCTTTTGGATGATAGTCTGTGCCTGTAATTACTTTGTCTGGGTTGCGTGGCATCAATACACAAGTTTGTTTGTAGTATGCTGTTTCTTTCCACATTCTGGTTAACATTTCCACTTCATCATTATCATATTCTAAACCATCAAAGGCACCTTGTAAAGTGGTAATTGTTTCATTCTCTTTTGGAAATATTGATGATAGTGTCATAAAATTTAAACCAACTTGATCCATAATATCATCTCTAACTGCCATGAAGAAAACTCTTCGTCTTCTTTGTGGAACTCCAAACTGTGAACAATCATGCACTTTTGCAACTACTTGATATCCAATGTCTTCAAATGTATTTTGTATTTTATTAAAATATTGTTTTGCCTCTCCGACTGTAAGACCTTCAACATTTTCTGCGATAATAGTCTTTGGTCTAATCTTATCTGCAACTCTTAAAAACTCAAAGAATAAATCTTCAATGTTTGTAACTATCTTTCCGTCTGAGTAAGATTTAGTTTTACCAAATCCGTCACTATGAACTGTTCCTTCTCTTGCAAGTGTTCCACACATACTAAACGCTGAACATGGAGGTGATCCGTCTAACAATTCAAGTTCACCTTCTTTTATATTTGCAATCTCTAAAAAATCTTTTCCTTCTAGTTCTTTGATATCACCATCAAGAATAGGTGTGTTTGGATAATTATCTCTGTAAGTATTTCTTGCTTCCTCAACAAACTCATTTATTGCAAGTATCTTTCCACCTGCAAGACGATAACCTGTGGAACTTCCACCACCACCTGCGAAAGTAGATATGACACGAAACTTTTCTTGTGCCTCTCCGTCTAATACGTCTTTCATTAAGTAAGGTTTGTATTTCATATAAAGTTTTCCAAAGTGCCTTTACTGTCAACTATTTTTGACCAGTCACGACACACATCCATAATTCTTTTCCTATCATATATGTTTATCTCTTTATTGTCAAGAAGTTTCTCAAATATAGTTGGTATCTCTGCGACAAGTTGTAAATTAAGATGTTTTTTAAGTTTAAGTTCATCAAACTCATGAAAATGTTGTCTAATTAAATGCTTTTCATATGGTTTATTAATCTGATCCCAATCAAATTGTATGAAATAATTAAATACATCTTTATTTAAATAAGGTGCAATCAGAATCTTATTATGTTCTTTACTTAACATTTCTAATTGTCTAACACCTGCTGGATTATCTGATGAAAAATAGTCTGTTCTAAATTTATCAAACTTTTGTTTGGTATGTTTAAAATGTATCATGGCCTTTTTACTTAGACCATAGTGTCCGTCTGCGGCAACACCAGATATAATAACTTTCTCTTTTATCTTAGGATACATGTACATGAATGGCCAAGTGCATTCAAATTGAACTTTCTTTTTGCAACTGTATGTGTATGCCAACTTTTTAAAGTCTTCAACTAAATTTTCAGTTGGCACTTCAATGCTTGTAAAATTAAATCCAAACTTTTCACATACCTCTTGTGCTTTTAGTGAGTCGTAAGTAGGATTATCTTTTATATGAAAAGAATATCCATGTACTTTTAAACCGAGACGGTTAGAAGTAAAAAGGCAAGTGTTGCTGTCAACGCCGCCAGATAAGAGAATAGCAACTTCAGTTTCATTTTGTCTCTCCTTTGTTATTATTGTTTCTAGTAATTTGTGTATCATGCAAAAAAGTCCTCTAATGTTCCTTGTGTACCATAAGTTCTATCAACATGCCATCCAATTTTTTCGATAATAAAGTTAAGTGGTTCAATGAATGATTTCTCAAACTGTAATTCATAATCAACTTTAAAATCAAGTTGTTTAGGAAGACTTGTAATAAATGATATAGACGATGATTGATATATGTTTGGAAGTTTTAAATATAAGAATTTAATCTTGTCACCTTCTTGTATTAGAGGGTAGTACCTACTTAGTTTATTTTTATTTATTAGATGATTGTAAAGTATTCCACCTTTGACGTGTATCGGAGCACCTTTCTTAAAAAGTGTATGAGACTCAGACCATTTACTCAAACCATTGACACTTCTAGGATATGCGATCTCCTCTGGTGGAAGTGTAAGAAACTCCTCACGAAAATTTTGTATAAATGTATTCAAATCTTTTTCATTGCCAGACATCATAATTCTTAATGCCTCTTTAATTTTCTTACGACAAGGTGCAGGTGTTGATGACTTAACTGCTTCTATTCCCATGATCTTTAATGTTGGTTCTTTGTATCTAACACCTTCAATATCATGTGCATTTAAAATATATCTCTTCTTTGCAGTCCAAATACCTTTATCTGCAATCACCTCTCTTTTCATTTGCATCTTTTGTTCAAACGCATTTAGATAGTCTGCAAGTTCTTGATAAGACTTGTCAATAAAAGGTTCAATTTTTTCTTTTGCAATCTTATCTAAAAAGTCAATAGGATTTTTTGGTTTTAGTTTTTTAATTAATTCATCAAATGTTATGTAAACTGAATCAGTGTCAGACGCAAGAACATAATCTTTATCTTTAGTTTTTAATAAATTGTTCATGTATTCGTTTATCTTTTTTTCAATCCAACGAATAGATAGTTGACCAGAAGTAGTTATTGCCTCTGCCATAGTGTGTGAGTAATATCTAAACCAATTGTTTCCTATGGCACCATATGCTGAGTTCAGTGCAATCTTTTTTGCCATCTGTATATTATTAAATTTAGAAACTAACTTTTCATACTTTTTATCTCTAGTGTTTTCTAGAGTTTGTTTTGCATCAAGTAAAGCCTTTTTGTATCTTACTCTGTCGTCATACATCTTTTGCATCATCTCAGGTAAGAAACCTTTCTTATCAGTTCTAAACAAAGCACCATTAGGTGTCATCGTTGTATTTTTCAAAACAGATGTATCAACTTTTTTATCTAATAGTTTATCAACTGACATGTTAGGAACTGTCTTTTCACTTTTCATAGTTTCTGGTGATATATTATATTGCATAATCAAGTGTGGATACAATGAGTTTAGATCAAATGAAAGAACCCATTCATGCATACCCGTTTGTGGATCTTTTACATATGCACCTTCATACTTCTCAGATTTTTCTCTGTCAATCTTTTGTGGCACAACTATACCTTTATCCATAAGATAATTGTGTATTAAAATATCCCAATACTTAACTGAACCTAAAACATCAGTGTAGTTTACTTTGGCCTCATATGCCATAGTCAAACACAAATCAATCAGTTTCATTTTCTCTTCAAGTTTATCAACTATCTCAACGTCTGTAATATTGTAATCAATAAAAGATTGAAAATCATTTGTGTACCAATCTCTAAATGTGTCATAAGGATTTCCGTCTTTTCTTTCACCAAGTTCAACAAATGCAATATGATCTAAACGATATGACTCTTGATTTGTGTATGTAAACTTTCTATACAAATCAAAGTAATCTAAGGCAGCGATACCTTGTATATCATAAACTTGATGTGTGCGACCCATAGAGTAGATTGTCTTTGATGATACAGAACCCCAAGGTGATAATTTTTTTAGATCATCCTCACCACAAAGTTTTTTTATACGATTGCAAAGATAAGGTATGTCAAAAAATTCTGTATTCCAACCAGTGATAACATCTGGTTGATTCATTTGCCAAAACTTTAAAAATTCAAAAATTAATTCTTTTTCATTATCACACTTTACATATGCCACATCATTCCTATGCGTTTTGTAATCGCCAACACCCCAAACAAATATTTGTTTGTTTGAATGATTTTTTACTGTGATAGAAAGTAAAGGTTCAATTGCATCTTGTGGATTTGGAAAACCATTTTCACATGCAACCTCTATATCGATTGTTGCAATTAGAATACTTTCTAATGACCAATCTAAGTTAGGATAGTTTTCATACAAAAAAGAATATGCATACTGTGTATTACCATATAATAAATGTGGTTGTTCTTTGTATTGTTCAACCCACTCTTTCGCATCTTTTATTGTTTGATGTTTTATAGGTGTAACGTATTTACCTTCAAGAGTTTTGAAGTTTGTTTGACGCATCACTGGGCAATAAAGAGTTGGCGAATACTTTACTTTTCGATTTACTCTTTTGCCGTCTATGACTTCTCTAAGTAATAAGTTGTTTCCCCATTGAGAAACATTTGTATAAAACCTCATGTAATCACTATACCATAATTATGAAAAATAGTCAACCAGTTTCCCTTCTCTTTCTAAATCAACTGAACAACAATGGGCACCACCAGAGAATAATACATTCCAACGATTAACCCATGGTATCATTTCAATATTATATTTTTTTAATTTGTCTGCAAGATTTTTATCATAACCTGATGTAATAATTGTATTTTCATCTAAAGATAATACGTTACAATCAAATCTAGTTTCTTGTGATAAACCAAACAAATGTTCTAAAGGATATTTTTTATTTAATCCTCTTTCTTCACATAACTCTTTAATTGTTTTACCGTCAAAGTTTGCTGATTCTTCCATTAGTATTATATCCCAATTATGATCTTTCATAATTTGTGGAACATATCTCTCTGCCCACGTTAAAACTAAACCAGGTCTTAGTATTGCAAACTTACCGTCAACATGACCGTACGCATTTAATGATACAAACTCATGTTGTGGAAACTCTCTTCTATACCAATCTATACCATTTGTCGTTATACACATTCTAGAGTGTTCTACAATATCTAATTTTTGTTGTGGATTTGCATGTGTGTGAAATATATGTTTACCACACTTATAGATACCAGCAGTGTCGCCGATAATCTGTCTTTGATCATCTAAATGCACTATTTCTTTATGTGCCATTGTATTGTTTGTAAGTAAATCCTCTTGATGTTCATATTTTTTATCAATGTGATCTGCATATTCATACATAGGATAAGGCATTGATATAACTCTTGATCCCTCTTCAAACTCGTCTAACATCACATTTCTATAGTGAAAATTCTCAAATCTCCTATTTGGGGAGGCCGCAAATGCCTCAATGATCGTATTTCCAACTTTTCCAAATACATCTCGACACTGTAACGGATGTTCTAATAAACTTTCAATTCCATATTGAAGTTTTGGTCTGACAACTTCAGCGCCATATGCCTCACAAATTTTTGCTAATGCATCAGTGTCTTCATTAGTTTCGTCATGAATTTTTTTAAGTGAGTCAATGGTTGGGGCATCGAATATATCAAATAAACTTTGAATAGTATTTTTTATATGTCTTATACGAAAAGCATGTTGTTGATTATCTTTAAATACACCGAACTTTTTATGTCTGTGTTCTAAATCTTCTTCATATGCGAATAGAAGTTTTCTCTTTGATTCTTCATCAATGTCTTCTATCTTAAATGTGCTTCCAACTAAAACTTTTTTAAGTGGTGACCATTCATCATAAACTGTTTTCATCTTTAGTCTTTCCAATATTATATTTTGTTTCTAAAGTCCATTCAGACTTTTCTTTGAAACTAATAATTTTGATTTGACTAAGTGGTGACATGTTTTGTACCTCACCATTTATATTAATCAAACCCCAATCTTTCAATAGACTAGCGATTCTGTTTCTTCTACCAATATCATTCTCTGTTAGATTTGTTTCTTTACCATCAAGTGCAAATAGTTCTTTGAAATGAACTATGTAATACTTACCTTGTTTGTGAAGAATATGACAAGACTGATATAATTTTTTTTCTTTTCTTGAAGCCACACCAATTCTAGATAATGTTTCTCTGACTTTCAAAAAATCATCAGGCTCTTTTAGAGTCACTTCAAGCATGTCGTCTTTACTAAAACTAATGTTTTCCATATTGTCCGCCTTTATTCAATTTTTCCTTTATCGTTTTTATTTGTTCATCGTTAAGTATGCTTAGAGCAGACTTGGATTTCTCATTACTAAAACCATAATACTCCTTTACATACTCGATATTTTTAGATTTGCTTGACTTCATCCACGGTGCAAATCTTTTTCGAGTCCTCACACTATTTAGTAAAAAATCATATTGTAATTTGTTATCTAAATGATGTAATCTATTCATTTCATTTACTAACATGATTGTATCACCAAAAGGTGCCAAACACTTATTAACAACATATGCAGGGTACTTTTTTTCCCACATATTATCATCTGTTTCCATTAAATTATTTTTTTGATAATTTATGGAATTTAAATATTCTTTTAATTCATACATTGTTTTCTTTCATAATATATTTTTTGCACCAAGTTTCTTGGAGCATCTCATCGTGTCTTTGATTAAACAAAACTATAGAGTATTCTGATAAATCTCTTTGTTCAGTTTGATAAGAACAATATCCTTCTTGGTATGTCATAGGTTTTATGTCCTCATAAAAATATTGATCAATGCCTTTGTGATATTTTGTCATGTAATATTCTGGGTCTTGATTCCACTTATCAAATACATGTGAATAATCACCACACCAAGATATAATACTTGAATTTAAAGGTGTGTGCCAAGCATCTCTCCACCATGCACGACATACTGTTAACTCATCAGTTAGAAATTTATTACAATCACCTTTGATTACCATATCTAAATCAAAATAAATATTTTGACCACTACGATATTTGTCAAACATAATTAATTTATTTGCAACTTGTAGTTCATACAAATTATCTTTTATGACAACAAACTCATCATATTTTAAACCAGAGTATTTGTCTATCATATGTTTTAGATTATGTTCCCACCATGAGTCATATTTCGTGCCAGTTCTTACACAAATTATTCTCATCATAATTTTTTCCTAACTTTGTTTAGTGTTGTAAAATAATAGTCCGTTAATTTTACATCAAACTCTGTGCCATGTCTGTGTGTTGAATTTCTACTGTCTTCTAATGTGTAAGATACAAAGATACCTAAAAATGTATTCTTAAATATTCTATAGTCTTTGCCTGTCTCTACACATTTGTATTTCATTTAAATTTTACCTGTGACATCAACTCAGTCATACATGCCAAAAGATTTATCTCTTGATCAGCAACAAACGCTGACTTATATTGATAGTCACCAAGTATCACAACTGCGTGTGGTATTGTTGAGTGATCAATAGTTTCATATAGTGAATCATAGATAGTTCTGAATATTCTATTTGAGTCATTATCAAGATTATTGACAATCCATTTTCGAACATTTGTAAACTCTTTATTTTTTACAAATGACATAAGTTCTTTAATATTTTCATTACTAATATTAATTAATATACCTGCATCTATTTGACCAGACGCAGAATATCTTTGTAACTCATTCAAAACTCTACGCCAATCGGGAAAATGAGCAGTGATTAACTCTGCAACAGCAGGTGGATTGAACTGTATCTTTTCATCCTTTAGAATATCAAGAACTCTTTTATAAAACTTATCTGCAAGTTTTACTCTTTCACCATTTCTAATTGTAAAATCTATATTAGAACATCTTGATTGTAAGGGATCAATCAGTCTATTTTTATAATTACATGTGAGAATAAAACCACAGTTCTTGTGAAACTCTTCCATGAAACCACGAAGAGCAGGTTGTGTTGATTGTGGATTTAGATAATCTGCCTCATCTAATATGATATATTTTCTTCCACCCTCTAATGAAACAGTTGATGCAAAGTTTTTTATCTTAGTTCTAAGAACATCGATACCAGATTCTTCTGATCCGTTTATCATCATCCAAGTAGAACCAATCTGTTCAACCATTGCTTTTGCAATAGTCGTTTTGCCAGTTCCAGCAGAGCCAGATAAAATTAAATTAGGAATATGTTTGTCTTTGACAAACTCTTGAAATGTATCCTTTAATTTTTTAGGTAAGATACAATCTTTTACAGTTTTAGGTCGATACTTCTCAACCCACAGAAATGTATCCATGACTTAAACCTCATAAGTTGATTCAGGTTCAAGTGCAATCCAATACTCTACATTATCTGTTTTAGATTTGAAGTGACTGATATTTTTTGATGAAATAGACACATCGTATGAACCAGGTAATAATTTTAAGTTTTCTACTTTGAAAAAGAATTGAAACTTTGCACCTTGCGAAGATTGATTTACTTCTAATGAAAAGTTATTTGCAGTATCATTTTTCTTATCTTTGACAGTAAGAAAACTACCTTCATCATTCTTTTCAAATACTAAGTCGGGTGCTTGTATTACAGACGCAGCCTTTTTAAGTTGATTTAGATCATCACTTGTCAATTCAAATGTGACATCAACTGAAGGCATAGTTATCATTTTACTTGGTGTTGTAATTACTGAAGGATCAGAGTAAAAGTATTTTAACTTTTGACCTTTACTATTCTCTTCTTTAATTGTTAGATGTTGATCATCAAAATCTATAACAGGTTGTTTGAATAAACTTGTAGATGATAAAAATTCATTCAAATCATATATTGCTATTTGTTTAGGAAATGTTTCTTCAACATTTACTTTTGCCACAATGTTTTTCATTGCAGACATTGTTGTTATTGTACTACCTTCTTTAATCATTAAGTTCTGATTAATTGTTGCGAAGTTTTTTAGTACATTCAAAGTTCCACTATTCAGTTTCATTATTTAACTCCATATCAAGATTGTATAGTGCAATCATACTATAATGCAAGATTTTTAGTAAGTCATTTCTGTTCTTACCATTTTTCTTTCCAAACCTTTGAGCGTATTTCATAATGTTTCCAATACAAAATCCCTCACCATGCCCACTGTCTAAAATAAATTGTGTTGATTGAAACTTACTTTTCGAATAGTGTTGTTTGTAAGTATCTAAAATATAATCTTGCAATTCTTTTAAATACTTGTCTTCATTGTAAATATTTACATCACTCATTGTCTTGTGCGATATACTTTCCGTTTACTTCCATATAATTTTTTACATTTTTTTCTTCAATTACTTTTACATAATTTGGATATATTAATAACATACCTCTTTCACTTTTTACTGTTTCAAAAGTGTCAGGTCTTAATGGATGTTCATCATACTTATCACCCCATTGAAATACTGTTTCACCTTCATCATCAAAAGTCATTCTCATTTGAAATACTGAACCGTCTGTGATTGTAATATCTTGTAGTGGTGTATTGTTCTCATATAAATTAAAATCTATGATTGGTATTGCATCATGATTATAATTATGTTTGATAAATGATTTTGCTATCGTATGTAATACATTTCCTAAATTTGTTTTAATGTCTTCATTGCCAGGTTGAAACATGACACCTCTGTTCTCCCATATCTCGTTAGTAATGGGTTCAGGTATTTCTACACGCATGAAATGTGCGGCAATCTTATTTCTTTGTGCTATTTTTAAACCTGCATTAGTATCATCATGTTCTTTATTTGTTTCTGAAATTTTTGTAAGTTTATTGGATTCTTCTTCGTTTAAAGTTGCTTGACCACCGTCCTTTAAACCACCAGGTTGTAAATCAAATACTTTTGCCATAATAAATCTCCTTGTACATAATATAAACTAAAAAGGGGGTTATTGTCAACCCCCTTTATTAAAAAAACTATTTAATTTCAATAGTCTTAGGCTTTTTACCCTCTGGCAATATCTTTTCTAATTCAATAGTCAAGAGTCCGTCTTTGAGTTCGGCACCATTTACTACCACATCATCTGCGATTGTAAATGATCTCTTGAAGTATCTCTTAGATATACCTTTGTGGATAAATTTGTCTTCTTCCTCTTTGGTTTCTTTTTTGCTTTCGATTGTGAGAGTATTATCTGCATAATCGACTTTTATGTCACCTTTGCTAAATCCAGCAACAGCCAACTCCACATTGTATTTGTAGTCATCTACTTTTACAATATCGTATGGTGGATATGTGCTACTGAAAGTGTTTGATGTTGAAAGAGTTTCGAAGGTATCAAATACATCATCGAAACCAATTGTGAAAGGCCTTAGCCTATTAAAGAATGTAATGTCATTCATAGTTTTCTCCTTTTTAAGCAAGTTAATTTGAACACCCTTTCGGCATGTTCCGTATATTTATATGGGAATTAACTTTCAAAAGTCAACCCCCATACAAAACTTTTTTTATTCATACGGATCGACCACTTCGTCTTGTTCGACTTCATTCTCTACGGCAGGAGCAGATACATCCACCCCAGCATCAATCTTTGAATAAAGATTTAAGAATGACTCTTTGGTGTCATCATCAAATCTTGCAACACAAAGGTCAATCGCTTTCACTTTGTCTTTGAAGATTGAATATGCCTTGACAACGTGATCAAGTCTTCTGGTAGAGATGATCTCATCAACTCCACCTTCGTAAAAGGTTTTTCTAATAACCTCTGCCCAAGTCACTAAGTTTTCTGCAAACTTCTCATCGACTTTGCCATACTTGTTCATAGAACCGATGACAATCTTACTTTCAACTTTCTTGTCTGCATAAGGTTGCTCGATAGTGATTGCAAATCTTTCTAGAAATGCTTCGTTAAGAACATTAGTTCCGATAAATCTACCGTCTTCAGAACCTTTACCTTTAGTGTTGGCAGTCGCCATCACATTGAATCCTTGTTTTGGTGTCACCCACTTGTTTACTTTTTTAAGATAAACACCCTTGCCTTCTAAGACAGGTTGTAAACACATAAGTTTATTTGAACCTAAGTCACACTCATCAAGTAAAAGAGTACAACCTCTTTCCATTGCATCGATAACAGGCCCAGGTACAAACTTTGTTTCACCGTTAACAAGTCTGAAACCACCGAGTAAATCGTCCTCGTCTGTTTCGATTGTGATGTTAACTCTGATAAGTTCTTTCTTTAACTCAGCGTGAATCTGTTCGATCATCAAAGTTTTACCGTTACCAGATAGACCAGTAACAAATACTGGGTAGAACATACCAGATTTAGAAATCTGTTTGATAGTATTGTAATGACCCCAAGGAACAAAACCTTCGAACTTTGAAGGAACTAAGTTTTGAACTTCGAATGCATTAGCAATTAAATTTACTGAAGTCTGTTCAGGTGTCTGAACAGGTTGAATAGGTTTACTTACAACTTGAGTAACCTCTGATTCTTCGGTAGGTAACTGATACTTACCGTGACCACATTTGTATTGTGGTTTCTTTAACCAAGAAGGATTGTTAAATCCATTCTTAGATGCGAACTCATTAATCTCAAATCTAGAAACTACGGCACCTTCGCCATATTCTTTAGACATCGCATTAACGAACTCTTGTTTTTTAGGTGTTAACATAATATATACCTCTCTTTTTCAACATCTAATTATATAATATCAGGTAATCTGATATATTGTCAAGGCCTAATTTAGGCAACTTTTTCAATGAATTTATTCAATAATTGTCTATTCAAAGTCTTTTTCTGAGCAAATTTTAAGAACTCTCTTGCCATTCCAGCCGCTCTTGCACCTTTTTTGAATGTCAATTCTTGTTCTTCATCGGTCTCTCTTGGACCTCTTGGTAATATGTAATACTCATCAAATCCAGCGACTTTTGATATCGCAACTTTCTTCTCTCTTAATTCTTTTTGTATCGCAACAATCTTTTCTTTATCACTATACTCACTTAATCCAAATTTTCTACAAATATCTCTAAGAGGTACTCTACCTTGTTTACCAGTACCTGATACATAGAAACCTGTTATTGAAATATCAGGTAACTGAAGTTTTACAAAATTTAAGAAAGACTCAGTCTTATAGAATTGAAGTTGAGCTTGAACTTTAGTATCTGAACACTGAATAAATATGTCTTTACTAAAATCACTATGAGTCAATTGTTTACTGAGTTCTTTGACACCATTATTCCAAAAATTTGATCTTTCTGTAAATACATTTTCATGATGATGACTCTCACCATCAGTTAAGATAACCATATTTAATTTTTGTACTTTGTGTTTCTCTTGAAATCTTTTAACGACTCTGTATGTAGTTAGTAAAGCAGCGTTCAATGGTGTACCACCAAGATTAAATTTTCTAGGAATATAAGTAGGCCATACATAGTCTTCGCCATATCTTGGACGATCATTTGACCAGTCTCTAGCGAAACCTAATAAATTAGTCATCATTAATTGAGTCTCTTGTTTTGTTTGATCACTTGAAAAGAATTCAAGTAAACGTAAATATTGAAAGTTATGATCACCAATAACTTCGTCTTGTATCTCATCAAGTGTACTTGTATGAATACGATCTGTAAACGCAAGAACTTGATAAGGTATTTTTACTCTCTGACAAAACCAAATAAGATTGAATAACTGTATCAAAGTAAATCTCATATTATCTGCCATTGAACCTGACCAGTCAAGATACATAATCATACCATGATTAGTCGCTCCAGGCAAAGTAGTCATTTTTGCAAATAAGTCTTCGTCAAATTTATAGTTGTGTAATTTAGTCATATCAAGAGAACCAGTCTTGGAGGTAGATGCTCTTTTGTATTGATCAGCAGACTTTTTCATTTCAAACTCTTTGACCATATATTGAACAACTTTTTTGTTATCATTAAAAACTTTTTTATAGTCTTCATGTATGTAAGTATCAAATGCCTCACTATGTTTATTTGTATATGATTCTACCAAATCGTCAGCAATCTCTTTGTGAGAATAGATTAATTTATTTAAGTTTAATTTTTTAGGTGTTTGAGTATAGATTCTATCTTTTGCATCAGTATCATTGTTTTTGTTCATGGCATCTTGATATGCTTTATCAGTAGATGATTTTAAGTCACCATCATTTCCTAGACCTGCACCTTGTGATCCTACATCACCTGAATTATCTTTTGACTCTTCCTCACCACTATCAGACTCAGATGCACCCTCATCAATTTTTTCTTCAGACTCTTCTGAACCCTCTGAACTTTGAACTTGTTCTTGACCTTCACTTGACTCTGACTGATCTGACTGAGATTGACTATCAGTTTTTTCTTGTTCTTGATTGCCTGATTGATCTTGTTGACCATCACCATCTTGATCTTTTTGTTGTTCTTTGTGATACTGACACAATCTTGCGGCAAGTGATATTACGTCTTCAACACTTTTTAAAGTATCAACTTCGTCAATAAATTTTTGTTCTTCTTCATTTACATTACCAATAAGACCAGTTTTGTAAAAGATATTAATCTTATCAATAATATTTAATTTAGATAAATCTTTATCTTTTAATTTGAAGAAGTCACCTTCTACTAATTCTTTGTAACCTTGTTTGAAGTTTTTTACTGAACCAGGGTATTTCTTTTGAAACATTTTCTCAATACGAGCATCCTCTAAAACATTGATGACAGAATGATTAATACCTTGAGCAACACCTCTCTCTAATAAATCCATAGGTGTATATAATGCATGACCAACTTCATGACAAACAAACATGTCATAAACATCATTACTAATTTCTTCTTTGAATATAGGTAAAACTAACTCTCTTGTTTCAACATTAAATGAAGCAGTATCTGCTTTTTTATGTCTAACAATAATATTCTCTTCAGAGAGAAGTTTCGCAATAGTGGATTTTTTAGTCATCATCTAATTATATAATGACAGGTTGGGGGTTTATTGTCAAGGGTTAATTTTATCGTTTATTCTCTCATTCCCATAATTTTCCCATACATTGAAAACGTCAATGTTTTCGGGCGTTTTATCACTTGGCCACGATTGGAACAAAATGTCGCAGTCTTCAATATCCACGATTTCGCCACCATTTTCCTTGATATAATGTTGAACTAATAGAATGTAACTTCCGTCTTCGTTATCTACACCCTCTTTGAAACCTGTGCTTGTAAATGCTACTTTTTTCTCAACTACTCTACCTGTTGCATCTTCCAATACTCTTTTTGCAAGAGTCTCTGCTTGTTTTTCTCTTGTCAACATGGTTTGTCCAAATAGATCATAATCTAAACTTAATTGTTTTGACAACCATCTTAGTGCAATGTTGTCTCTTGGATGACAACTTCCACCATCGCCCAAACCAGGTTTCCAATACTTAGAACTGACAAGTCTCTTAGTTGATTTCGATAAGACATCACAGATAAAGTTTGCATCTGTATTTTTCATCTTATCTGCAACGTCTTGTATCATGTTTACAAAATTAATTTTTTGAGTTATGTAAGTATTGTAAAAAATTTTAATACACTCTGCTTCTTTTAGATTACAACTTTGTATTTTTATATTTGTACCTTCATATATTGATTTGTAATACTCAATCAATTTTTTTGGTCTGTATGCTTCTTGATCCACTGATAATTTTTCTTGCACACCAATAAGATACATTTCTGCATCCATGAAATCTTGAGCCACTGTTCCTTGTGCGATAAACTGTGGACTATAAACAAAATTAGTATTAGGAACTAAATCTATTAATTTTTTTTCACATGTGGTTGGTAACACTGTTGACATGACAACTATCATTTGATCTTTTGTCATGAACTCATTTAGTTCAGAAAGTGTTTCAGTTAAAATGGTGTAATCAAAATCTTTTGGTTCTAAATGACTTGTAGGTTTGTCTCCACCATATTCTTCATCGTGTGGTGTTGGAACACAAACAAATACTATCTCTCTATCGTTCATAGATTCTTTTAGTGAACCATGAACTATTTCTCTAGGTTGATTACGGTTGGTTACATTGGGATCAAAACCCGTAACATCGTGACCTTTTTCGTATGATACATCACTAAGAGGTCTACCTAACTTACCTAAACCAACAAATCCTACTTTCATTTTAAACTCCTTATAGTGTCAAACAATTCTTTCTCTGGTTGTCTTGTTATTAAATTATTATAATTATATTCAAGAATGTCATAATTGTCAACAACTAATTTCTTTAAATCTTTTTTTGATAAATTTAAAATTAATTCTTTTATGTTATTTAGTCTTTCTGACGGCTCGATTATCGTATCATATTGTTCATTCCACATATGATTAAATGTTTTATATCCTAAACTTCTTAAATGTCTAAGTGAATATGGTGGGCCAATCATTATGAAAGGCATCTTTAATAACATTGCTTTGTATGTCTTTTCACTTAAATGATACCTATCAGTTTCCCTTTCAAACAAACATTCTGTAATAATGTATATACTATTTTGATATGAAAACTCCTCATCGAATATTAGATTTACATTCTGATTTGTTTTTTTAAAAGTGTCTTTCATATTTAAAGGATCATTATTATTATCATAATACATGTTCTTAAATTTTTCATCATAAACTATAGAGTAATCTTTATCATTGTATGAATAACTAGATACATCTAGTAAATTATTATCAACAAAAAACTCAGTTATATCTCTTCTATGTCTTACAGGTTTCCCATTCAAACATAAAAACTTCTTTTCGTGTCTTTTTTTATTTACATCTATATTGATATTATATCGTTGCATTGCATATTCAAAATACTCAAAATGTATCGTTTTTAAATGTGAGTCTTTTGCATAACCAGGGTTATTTGTTATTACATAACACTTATCAAGATCAATGTCCTTTTTAAACAATTCATTAATAATTTGTTGATCGGCGTCCTTTGCACTATGCATTTCAAATCCAATATGAATAAAAATATACTCATCATTATATTTAAAGTCTTTAAATAATTCACTTATATGTTTTGTTTTTATCCTAGTCGATGTATTAAATAATGTTATATTCTTATCTTTGAAATCTTTAAGAAAATCTTTGAAGTCGATATAATATATTAGACTATCGTATTGTGATAATATTTTCATGACAAACTTCTCATCGTATCTAGTAATTCTTTCTCTGGTCTTCTAGACATTAAGTTATTATAATTGTGTTCAAGTATCTCGTAGTTTTCACTAATTAATTTTTTTAAGTCTCTTTTAGATAGATTTAAAATAAGTTGTTGTATTTTTCTCATTCTATCGTGAGGATTAATAATAGAGTCATAATCTTCATCCCACATATGATTAAATGTTTTGTATCCTAATTTTTTTAGGACTTTTAAAATATGTGGTTGACCAACTATAATGAATGGCATTTTCCACAACATAGCCTTATATGTTTTCTCAGTAATATAACAGTTTTCTAAATCATCATCAAAGTAACACTCTGTTACAACATAGATACTATTTTCATATGAAAACTCGTTGTCAAAAACTAAATTAACATTTAAGTCTTTTGTTTTCCATTTTTTCATTGATACTTGATCGTCATCATAATAGTAATCATTAAACTTATTATCATATGTTAACGTAATGTCTTTATCTCTAAATGAATAACTTGAGTCTTTAATTAAATCATTATCAATAAAAAAATCTGTAAGTGTTCTTCTAAAATATTTTGGTCTACCATTCAAACATAGAAATTTTTTATCATGTCTTTTTTTATTAACATCGACAATAATATTATTTTTACATTTATCATAATGTGGTTGTTCAAGATTACATTGTTGTATTGCATATTCAAAAAATTCAAAGTGTATATGTTTTAAATGAGAGTTTTTAGCAAACGTATGATTGTTTGTTATAACATATACTTTATCTAGGTCTATATCCTTTTTAAACATTTGTTCTATTATTTGTGGATCAGATTTACTTGCGACATGCATTTCAAACGCAAGCATTATAAAAATATATTCACCATTGTACTCATAATCTTTAAACAAATCACTAATATGTTTTTGATTTTGTATAAAAAATGCGTGAGCATTAGTGTTAAAAAATGTAAAGTTTTTATTATCAAATTCTTTCAGTAGTTTTTTAAAATCAATATAGTGAACAAAATTATCATAATGTGTTAGATACTTCATGGTAATCTCCAAAGGGTATCAAGTAATGGTTTCTCTGGTCTTCTTGATAATAACTTTCTATAGTTGTATTCTAGTGTATCATAATTATCTGATATTATTGTTTTTAAATCTACTTTAGATAAATTTAAAATAAGTTCTTTTATTTTATTCATTCTTGTTAATGGATCAGTTATATCATCATACTGTTCACTCCACATATGATTAAATGTTTTATATCCTAAACTTTTCAAAAATTTTAAACTGCCAGGTTGACCGATGATAATAAACGGCATCTTTAATAACATTGCCTTATATGTTTTTTCAGTGATTGCCATCATTTGTGGATTATCATTAAAACAAGATTCTGTTATAACGTAAACACTATTTTCATAAGAGAACTCCTCATCTAATAATAAATTACAACTGGTATCATATGCAAGTATGCGATTTTCTTCTATAGTATTATTATTGTGGTATATCTTATCAAACTTTTCATCATAAACTAAGTGAATGTCTTTATCTTTATATGAGTAACTAGACTGTTCAATTAGATTATTATTAATAAAAAAGTTAGTTATATCTTTACGATGATTATGTGGAAATCCATTTAAACACAAGAATTTTTTATCATGTCGTTTATTTACAACATCCACATCTAAACTTATATCCCACCTTTTAAAGTTTCCGTTTTTAAAAACTATTTGTTGCATTGCGTATTCGTAATATTCAAAGTGTATATGTTTGATATGTGAGTCTCTATAATTATAGTTTGATGTGATAACATAAACTTTATCAAGATCAATATCTTTTTCAAAGAGTAAATTAAGTAATGTTGGATCAGTTTCTTGTGGTATATGTGGTTCATAACCAAGATGTATAAAAACGTGTTCACCATTATAGTCATAATTTTTAAACAGTTTACTAATATGTTTATCACTATCCTCAACCGATGTGTTGAAAAATGAAAAATTTTTATCTTTATAATCTCTTAAAAAATTATTAAAGTCTATGAAAAATATATGATCATCATAATTAGAAAATATTTTCATAGATAAACTCCATAATATTTTTCTGTGTCTCTTCATTAGGGTGATGATCTACATCACTGATGGCATGATACTTGTTATTCCTATCTAAATGTCTCACAAGTTCTATGCCTCCTAGTTTACCAAACACAGGCCAACCCCAAAACATATCTTCATTTATTTCAGTTGATATCGGATTACTAATCATACTTTTCTGTGCAATCTTAATATCATGTTCATAGTCATTATCTTTTATTTGATAACGATTAAATGCGTTAATCATTTGAAACATTTTTAATTCTATATCTCTTGATTTACATATTGCATACAAAGAGTAAAATAAATTTATATTTTTGTTAACAATATTTTCAGGTGTCGGATAACTAGAACCAAATGCATTATTGTACCAATTTTGTAATTCATGTAAATCATATACACCATACTTTGGTTTACATGTTGCAGAAACTTTTAAATTAGGTTTAAGTGTTACCCAATTATTATTTACTAAGAAATCTTGTCTAGTCCATTCTGTCCAAGCGACAATAACTCGTTCAATATTTTCATTATTAAATATTTCTGTTATTACACTATGAAATATTCTTTCATTTCCTATCCCACACTTTGCAGTATTAATTACTTCAATATTAGTTTTGTCACTAAGTAATTCTGGCCACATTTTAAAAGTATGTGGTAAAGGTTTTGTAGTATATGGATAAAACTTATCTGTAAAACTACAACCACCAACTATAATTTTAGAAGACTTTGACATTATATTTTCTCATAAAATCAACTGCATCATCCCATGTATTCACAATAGGTTGACCTTTGATATTCAAAGAAGTGTTTAATAACATAGGACACCCAGTTTTTTCATGCCATTCTTCCAATATAAGGCGGGCTACAGACGGATTTGACTTCTCTACGACTTGTACACGGGCAGTGCCATCAATATGTGTGACAGACTTATAATCGTGGAGTGCTTTTGATACGAACTGCATATAACGATTCTTTCTACCATAAAAGTATTCTTCAAAATATTCCTCTAGTATCATTGGTGCAAATGGTCTATATTTCTGTCTTTTTTTAATTTGATTAATCGTATCTTTTAAATTTGTTCTAGGATCAGCGATAAGAGAACGATTACCCAGAGCCCTTGGTCCAAACTCTGCTCTTCCGTTTGCAATACCACAATACTTGTGTTCTAATAAATGATTTACTACTTGTTTTGGATTGACACTTCTTACAATATTATAACCTAGATATGGATGTTTCCAATTTAATCTTGCACCATTGATTAATGCGGCCGCTCCTAGTGATGAACCTGCATCGCCAGGTGACGGCATAATCCAAACATGATAGTCTTTAGGTATCTTACTATTTGCAACACAGTTTAAAGCACATCCACCCATAATGATTAGATTTTTTTTAGTTGTATATTTTAATAATTCTAAAAATTTTTTCTCATACAATTGTTGCACTGATGCTGCCAGATCATAGATGTGTGCGTTAGGATATATGTTTCCAACTCCTCTATGATTATTTTGATATAGTAAGTTTTCTAAATCATGTATCGGTTCACCATATGCGGCCATACCCATTGTAATATACTCATCTTCATTTGGTTTTAATCCTATTCTTTTAGTTATTGCAGAGTATAATAACCCTAATGAGTATGGATACTTCCATGACTTTATTTTTTTCATGTTGTGCCAAATTGATATCGTATCCCATTCTCCTATCGCATCAACTACTATTATATTACAATCATGGAAAGGTGCAGTGTAATAACCTGCGGCAGCATGTGTCTGATGATGTTTAAAGTAATAATCATATTTACTTTTTGGTGATATCCATTTTTGTCCAGCATATAATCTTCTTGTATTTTTTAAAAATGGTGATTCATAAAATGCAGAACAACGATAACTTATTGGTATTTGTTTTTTCGATATCCACTTATCGTTTTTTATACGACTATATCTTTCACTATGAGATGCATGAACAATCTCTTGACCATTTAGAACAGTAACACCTGCATCATGAAAACCCTCTGATATTCCTATGTTATACATTTTTTTTCACTGTACAAAATCTTTTACATTTATAATATGCATCATCATAATTTTTCCATGAGTTAGGTAATGTATCACTGAACCATTTTGACTCTAGTATCTTATCCAAAGGTTTTTTGAATATATTATATTCATCTTTGTGTTCCATGTATTCTCTCATGATATGTTTGTTCTTTCCGTCATTTTCAGTTTTGTACAATCTATCATCATCATTAATATCATATTTGTAAGCAAGATTACTTAAATAACAACACGGCCATACTTGACCATCTGGGTTTACTATAACTCTGTTGTTATTCTTCCATTCACACTCAATACAATTTGTCATTTTCTTAGTGTTTGTTCTTTACCATTTTCATCTATGAAGTTAAATGTGTCACCATATTCAAATCTATTTGAGTCAAAGTGTTTATAGTGAACTGCACCATAACTTCTTGCAAGTTCCTCTATTTGTTTTAAATAAGGTCTATTGTGTTCAAACACTACTGTTTGTGCCATAGGTATTGCAAGTGTTCTTGATAACATTTCCATATTGTTTAAAGTTTTTTGTAAATTAGTTTTTCTACGATAATGACTATGCATGTCTTGATCTATACCATCTACATCAAAGTGCATTTTTAATCTATTACCACAAAGTGCCCCTAACTCCCAATAAAAAGTATCTTCCCTTATTGAACCATTTGTGGTTATTTCTATATTACAATCACTCTCAGTAATAATATATTCACATATTGAGTAAATATCTTTTAACATCATTGGATCACCCCAAGTACCACAGAATTGTAGTTCTCCTAATTGATTTAATGAATCTTTGGGAAATGCTTTTTTAAAATCTTGTAACGTCCATTGTGTAAGTGGCAACCAATCATCTACTCCACAACCGTTTGGATTTGTCCTATCACATTGTGGGCAACCTGCATTACAAAAGTTTGTAATAGATAAATCAATCTTTGTGATTTTTGAATTGTTCCATGTCAATGTCATCTGGGTCCTCGTAAATAAAGTCATCATATTTTTCGTCTTTTTTGAAACGACTTAAAAAAGTATTCCAATATAATAAGATGTATAATTTTATTTTTTTAATTTTTTTATATATCATGATGCTATCCTACTAAAGTTTTGTGTCTTTTCAAACTTAATACTATTTCTAAATTTATCTACAAGTTGATCACCTTTGTGACTTATCACAAATACATTTTCATTATCAAGTGTATTTAATATTCGTAAAAACTCATCTGTTCCTTGACCGTCAAGAGAGCTGTCAAATATTTCGTCAAGTATTAAAAGATTTGTATTAGTTGAATTCTTCATCTTTGCAATCGCCCTCCATGTAAAAAGTAGTGCAAGATCAATACGCATTTTTTCACCTTCACTAAATGACGCATAATTAAACGCATCTCTAAATCTTGATCTAATCGTTTCATTAAAGTTTTCATCTAAATTAAAGTTTACATAAAATTCCATTGACATTAAATACTTGTTTATTAGTTGATTCATAATAGGCAGATATTGTTTGATAATTTTTGTTTTGATACCTGCATCATCTAACATGTCTCTGGCTGCATGTACATAAGTTCTCTCTTCTTTCTTTGTGCTTCTAGTATTCTCGATACCTTTACATTCATCTTTCATATTTGATAGTTTATCAATATCTGTCTCTGATACTGAACCTGCTTCAAATGATGCGATCTCATCTTCTAGTTTTTTATTATATTTTTCTAATTCTGTAATCGATGATGACAACTCTGCTCTTCTAACTTCATTATCACGAACTTTAGTCATAATATTATTTATTTCATTTAATCTATTTTCAACATCTATTAACTCATCTTTAAGTTTAGTCGCACCATCTACTATTTCTTTTATTTTATTTTCTTTATCTGATAACATTGATTGTTTGTGTGATGATTCTATATCTTGTAAACACACTGGGCAGTTATCATTATTCTTAAAAAACTCTGCATCTTTTGTTAACTGTTTGTGTTTTTCAATCAGTGTTGCTCTAAGATTACTAAACTTTTGTAGTTTATTTTTTACAACATCTTGATCATCTACTTGTTTCATCAAGTCAATACTTTCATCACCAATAAAATCAAACTCCTCAGTTCTTTCATCTAAAACAGTTTTGTTATTTTTATGTGTGACTTGTTTGTCTGATATGATTTGTTCTTTGTTTGCTTTCATATCATCAATGTAATTTTGTTGCATCGCAATCTTTTCTACTGCAAGTTCAAACTGATAATCTAATTCTTTTATTTCATCTGCAATATCTTTTATCTTTTGTTTAAGTAACATACCCATAATAGAGAATATTTTGATGTCAAGTATTTCCTCAACAACTTCTCTACGATGAGATGCTTTGAGTTGCATGAAAGGAACAAATGTGGATGATCCTAAAATTACAACTTGTGTAAATGATCTATAGTTTAATCTTAAAACATTTTGTTCTAAAAACTTTTGATAGTCTCTTGAGTTTGCATCTTGATTTACTAAAATATTATCACAGTATATTTCAAAAGTATTTGGTCTAATACCTCTTACAATCTTCCATTCTTTAGTTCCTATACTAAACTCAACTTCAACAATTGTTTCTCTATCGTTAATAGAATTAACTAATTGTGATTTACTAATTACACGAAAAGGTTTTCCAAACAATGAAAAACATAATGCATCTAGTATCGTTGATTTGCCTGCTCCGTTTTCGCCAACGATAAGTGTTGTTGCGTTTTTATCTAAAGGTATCTCAGTAAAGTTATTACCTGTTGATAAAAAGTTTTTCCAACGAACATACTTAAAATTAATCATATCTCTAAATCTTGAGCCTCGTTATACAAACCTCTCATAATTCTTTTAATTCTATCTTTATCTAATTCTATTTCAAGTTCATCAACGTATTTGTTTATTAATGTTGTTGTGTCCTCTGCGTATTGAACTATATCATCTGATACTGAGTCAGCAGATAAATCAGAAAAGTCTTCAATTACTTTGACATCATGACAGTTTGCTTTCATTAGTCTTTCCATAAATCTATCAAACTGGTAAAGATCTTTTTTATTTACGACTACTACCTTTACAAATTTATTTGTATATTGTGTAACATCATGATTTTCATATGCAGTTTGAGTATCATCATAGAATATTTTTTCATGCATTCTAAAAGGATTTAAAATTCTTGTTAGTTCTAAAGTTTCTGTGTCAAATATGTGAAATCCTTTTGGATCATTATAATCATTCCAATAGATCTCATAAGGTGCTCCAAGATAATATATTTGACCGTCATCTGACTTGTGATGATAGTGACCTGAGAACACTGATTGAAACTTTGAGAATAAACTTTTATCAATACCGTGATCACTTTGTATTCCCTTATACATTTGAAAACCTTTTATTTCAAGATGGCCCATTGCGATAGAAGCGTTTGTAGAATCTATCATACCTTCAGTGTATATTTGATTCTGTGGTGTGATCCAAGGTAAGAATAAAATATCTAATCCACCGATATTAACATCAGTTGGATCTTCATATATTTTAATTTTTTCTGATTTGCCGTCAATTAGTTCTCTTAAAGAATTGACATCATTTGTATTTTTAAAAAAGATATCATGATTACCAACAAGACAATGAAAGTCTAACTTCAAATGATTTATGGGTAACATAAACCTTTCTCTAAATTCTTTTGCAGTTTTTATAGATACATATTTTCTTCTATCCATTAAGTCACCTAAATGAATTACAGTTTTAATATTGTGTTGTTGTAAATAAGGAAAGAACACTCCCTCATAGAATTGTAACATATATTCTAGAAAAAAAGAATTATCGTTTCTTGCACCAAAGTGCGAATCACATAATATAGCAACTTTCATTAATCTTCCATAAACTCCTCAAGGCCTGATTGTCCTTGTTTCTTTTCTTTCTCTTTTGTTTTGTAAACTGGTTCATCAGGTAATATCATTGTAGGATCAAAACCATGAATACTATAGTTTGTAGAATCCATTGGTAAAGTATCGTGTGTTCGATACTCTTCTTTTTCTATGATCTTATGTTTTATGTGTGTTTGTTTTTTTTCTTTTTGTATTCTTCTTACAAATGCAAAATATATTATTTGTGTAAAATAGGCAAATGGATTTTTAGATTTATTAGGATCAAAATTATAAACATACTGTAAACAATTTTCTATTCCGTCTGAAATCATTTCATCTCGATAAGTATAATTTATGAAGTTAGGTCTGAATGACAAACCATTAGCGATCTTTAAAAAACACTCACCAACATAATGTGGAACTGGTGGCATGTTATCACCAACTGCTTCTGCATCCTTACACATCTTCTTAAACTTTTTCATTTCTTCTAAAAGTTTTTTATTATCTACATAATGTTGAGGATTTTTCTTACTTTTTGCCATGTAATAATCTATCACTTTATGGGATAAAAGTCAACGAAAAAAAGATGTTTAGTGTAGAATTTTTTTCTTAACAGACTTCGATGGTTCTAAAGCTTCTAAAACTTTTTTTACTTCATCTTCATCAAAATCTTCGTTATAGTCTTTTGCTTCCCAATCATGAATTTTTAGTTCTTGTTTTTCACCTTGTTCAAGTTGTCTGTGATAAAAAGTTCTTAGACCTTCAGACGCAGACATGATTGTTGTTATAGAGTCTTTTCTCACTTTACATATTTTTTGTTCAGTGTACGGATACATCCACCTTGATAGTGTTAGAGATTCAACGATTCCTTTTTTTGTTGCTCGAGGCACGGTATACATTTTCATTGGATTTTCTATCGATAAGTATTCACCCGAATCTTTAATAACATTACAAATTACCTCATCGCCTGAATTGAATTTAATTATTTGTTGTGTCATATGTTTACCGTGTTTATTTTGTATGAGAAACTTTCCTCATTGTATATATTTATTCTTTCTTCAAA